TATGGTGCCCATGGTAGGATTCGAACCTACAACACACAGCTTCTAAGGCTGCTGTCTCTTCCAATTGGACTACATGGGCATATTAAAGCGGAGCTCTATTCCATTAGGCCATCACACCCGAAACGGACAGAATTGAAACACTGAAAACGTGATAAGCGAATCAGACGTTCAATTCCCCTCCTATCATTTGAAGCATCCGGATGGTGGCCGGAATCTCTTGGCGAGCGAAAGTCGCCAAGACTCTGTCTACCGATATTTGAGCTATGCTTCATAATGGCTGGGGAAGTAGGACTCGAACCTACGTACCGTTTTCAACCGGTCGACCGCATTAACAATGCGGGGCATTGCCAACTCTGCCACCTCGGTATATTTCTGTGTCTTCTTCAAGATCAATTTCATGACCACATTTGCATCTGAAGTATCTGCCAGTGTCATCAACTCTTCGGTGACGATGGATCCAGTCTTCGTGGAAATTGCAGCCTTGATCTTCTTTCATGATAACCTTTCAATAATGGCTGGGGAAGTAGGACTCGAACCTACCTCATTTCCGGTTAACAGCCGGACGCTATCGCCTGGACAGCTCTTCCCCAATATATTATGGTCAGGGTGGAAGGATTCGCACCCTCGGCTTCCTCGCCCCAAACGAGGCACTCTACTGGACTGAGTTACACCCTGACGTATTCTTGTATAATACTCTCAACTAGAGAGCGGTGCTTCGAATGATAGTACTGATGATGGTTTGGACAAATTGGAACCAAATTCTTTGGGTCGTGATTTGTTTTATCGCCATCTGCATGATGAACCTCCACTGCAAGTTCTTCGCCGCATACTATACATTTCTTTTCATGGTGTGCAAAACATATCTTCCTATAGTTCTGGCCTTTCCAACAGCCATTATTTTCTCCACTACGAAAATATTTATTGGAACAGGCATAACCACATGTCTGCTTCTCTTTAGGACAACCTTTTTTTGCTTCAAATTCATCCCCACAAACCGGACAATTCTTCTTTATCCACGGATACTGTGGGTTCTTCGTATATTGATTGGCCATTGCATTCCCCTTTCGCAATAAATATCATTGCCTAAGGTTTGGAATACATCCAAATCAATAGCACATATTATGGAGGCCCCGTTGGGAGTCGAACCCAATAGGAAATCGCTTTGCAGGCGACCCGCTTGCCGTTGGCTTCGGAGCCGAATATTTAGGTTACTTTATCATCCGTCCTTTGGCCACCACAGCCGCAGGGTTGAGAATCAATTTCGCCTGAGGTTGGACGTCATTCACTGGTTAGGATCCTAACTACTCAGCCTCAAATCGTGTGGATCAAGGGACTTAAACCCTTGTAGAGGAGATACATCCTCCATTGCATCGTAGCAATTAACTACGGTGGCCGCTATCATGGCATCCCAATTATGGTGGAGAGTGGGAGAATCGAACTCCCATGGCTTCGGTGCAAGCGAGGCGTGTGACCCATCAGCAACTCCCCAAATTTCGAGAGATAAGATACCGAAATATCTAATAGGCGTCCCTATGACAAAATTATCTCCCTCGTCCTGTATGCTCTCTGTCAGGGTGGCAGGATTCGAACCTGCGTATTCTCGATTCCAGGTCGAGACGATAGCCGGACTTTCGTTACACCCTGACAGAGAGCACAACATATCCGTCGTAAAATGGCCAGCAGATAAACATCGAAGAATAGGGTCATGAGCCCCGAGGGTCTTTCCTCGTCCGCTAGTATGGAGCCGTCTCTCAGATTCGAACTGAGTATCTCTACTTTACAAGAGTAGCGCAAATCCTAATTTGCTTAGACGGCAAGTTTGCCAGGTGTCCTATACTTAGACGATAGACTGCGAGCTAGGCATTTCTCCTAACATTTCCTGGACCAATGGAAGCGGGCGAGGTTGCTGCCACCTCTAGCTACCCGGATTATGAGTCCGGGAGGATCACTGGATCTACCCGCGGATCGTACTGTGACATTACATCCGCCACGTCTTAAGTGCCTGAAGATGTGGAGTCGAACCACTTGCGAACCTGCTCGGCCAGCGTCCTTTGACGGAGCCTCTGAGGAATCGAACCTCTTTCATCCCGTGTCCGCGGAGACATTAGGGAAACCACCAACGGCGTCTTCAAAATATGGAGGGGTATACGGGAATCGAACCCGTCTATCTTGGTTGGAAGCCAAGCATCTTATACCGATGGATCAATACCCCAAAACTATGATGGAGATGGATGGGAATCGAACCCGCGTCTTCCGGTACTCTGCCACTGAGTTACCATCCCACTTTATGGTGGAGGCCCCGGGAATTGAACCCAGTTGTCTGGTACTTCAAGCCAGCGCATTGACCACAATTGCTTGACCTCCAAATCTCTTTTTGATCCTCAAGCCCCACCATCAGATCATCCAGATTCAGGATTTCTGGTTGCATGGCAACCACATCAGATGCTTGCATCCGATGTCCTCAGGTTCTCACGTCTATGCTCGAGGCCCACCCAGTAAGAGGTTGAGCGCCTCTTTACTTCTTAGTCGGAATATAGGACGCTATCGCCCTTCATTTCCTTTCGAACCACTTCAGAGCGGTACTTGTTCACGTCCTGTTTTCCATGTCGTTCGAACATTCGATGCCAGAACTCCAATTCGGTACTGGACATCTTCCTCACCTGGGACTGCCAGGATTCAACCTTCATGTAGAACCTTTCGCTTAATAGTTCACGTTTCCGATACCGGCCTGGCGGGCGGAATCGAGCTGCTTAATCAGCGAGGACTGCTTACGATTCGAGGAATCCAGCTGGCCCTTAAGAAATTCAACATAGCGAGCCAATTCCTTTTTCGTGTAGCCATCGAGTTCAACGACACCAGCTTTGCTCATGTCTCTGAACATTTCCTTGTCTTGCTCTACGAGGGTCATTTCCTCTATCCTCTGTCAGTGTCTACCAAAACCTTATACTATAAATATAGGCAATTTCTGGGATATCCTAAACGCTTTTTCGAAACTAATTGAGGACCCTCTCTAAGTCCAATAAAAGCCCTCTAGAACCCTGCTTTTGAGCGCTCTAGAGCTGATTCTAGAGCTCCGAATCAGGCTCCCCGATGTTTCACCCATGGCTGACATCAGGGCAATAAAAAAGGGGAGAAACCGTATGGTCTCTCCCCGCTTATCTGAAATTCAGAGTGGAGCTAAACCATAGTATTCTCGGCGATGGCATTCTTACTATCATGACATACATAGCCGAGGGCGGGCTGTAAGCGTTCGAGCCACAGTCCGGATTCTATCAGCGTTGATGTAAATTGAATAGTAAGCATTTCTGAATTCCTTATAATGGAGCCAGGCCATCCGCGTTAACGAACAACCCGGCATATGTTATGGTGGCGAAGGCTGGTATCGCTCCAGCATCTTGTCCGAAAACCGTTCTATTATATTAAACTACCTCGCCATACGAAGTAAATATAGGCCAAGAATGGCTATTTGTAAACCACTACGTGAAAAAAGTTCTAAATATCTTCCACCAAGGCTGACCACATGTCTGCAGTATGCAGAGCTCGTGAGAGCGGTGCTGACGCATACATCATATCTCTTGTGCGATTCTCTTCCTTGTATAGACCATCATGACCAAGAATTGCTAGATACTCATCGTCTGAAAGTTCGATGCCAAACTGGCCTAACAACCTTACACTACGCTGAGCATGAGTGAGGCCATCCTGCAACTTATCGTTGAAGGTATAAAGCATTCCCTTATTTCTATGCCAGTCAGAAGTCTGAGGTAGATACATAGCCTCTCCTTCTCTAGTTCCGATCTTGCCGATGTCGTGGAATAGACCCACAAGGACGAAACTCTCTTCTGGGATATCGATCTCAAAGCATGCTCTCACCTTGAGGACATTCTTTGTTACCTGGAGTGTATGACCAACAAGGCCGCCGGGATAACATGAGTGATGATCTGTCCTCGAAGCAGCCGGAGCGGTGAAGTATCTATCACCAATCTCTTCTAACATAGCCTTAATCTTCTCTTTGCGATCACCTTCGAAATGCTTTTCGATCAATCCTTCAACAAACTCTATATACTTCTTAATACGTTCTTCGTCTGTCATTACTTAGCCTTTGCTTTTTTCTTCTTACCGTTATCGAACTGCTTACATGATACCAATAGCGAAATGGCTGTTGGCTGCTTGCATCCGAGAACACAACGTTTACATTTATTATCCACCTTACCTTTGGATTGCCAAAGGAGTAGATCATCTGATACTCTATCCTGTACTGTGAGGATATCCTTATGGTTCAATTCAGGCTTGAATTTCACCCTTTGCTTTGAGCCAAGGCGAGTCCATATGCCATCCTTGAATTGTGCCACGAATCCACGTGAAATCTTTGAGAGCCCCAAGCTCTTATATAGTGCCAGTGGGATCAAGTAGAATCTGTCGTTAAGAGGATCGTACACATATCTCTGCTTAGCATCTCTCGGCTTCCTATGGAAGAAATACCGATGAGGCTTTGCCATGACGAGGATAGTTCCTTCAGGGAATTGCTCCTCAACAGCCAAAGGAGCCAGCTGCTTCATGGAGTTGACATTCCGTCCATTAGCAACTGCCTCTTGCTTGTATTCGTTCCTGCGTCTTACGATCTTGAATTTGCCATCAGCCGATACTTCAAAGAATTTCTTATCAGGGATCTTTCCTAAAGCGGCTTTCGGTAGGATTGTAAACCTATCCCATAGGACGTTGAACGCCATATCTTTCATTGGCTTCTTGCTGTTGTCTACAGGATGAATATTATAGAATGTGTTCAACAAAACCTCCTCTGTTAGTAGAGGTATATAAGCAATACTGATACAGCTTTATACTACGCCTTGATGTCTAGTAGATCTCCGTATTTCGTGAAAGCTGGAATCTTAGCAAGCTTTGGTGCCAATTGTTCGACAGCTTTCTTCAAGCCTTTCCAATCATTGGCTTCCTCATACTGATTGCTAGCGATCACCCATACGTCAACCTGCATAGCTGACTGCTTCGTGAAATTGATCTGCGTAGGATGGTGGTCATATGCATAGACGACCATATGTAATCTCCAACCTTGAGGGACCAGAGGCTCTACTTGTTTGGCCAGAGACTTGGTGCCAAAGATCGCGGTCAGCTGTTGATGAAATTCACTTAGGTCACCGTTGAAACTGTCCACGGCTTTAGGAGTTGGCTTCACCTTGAACTTCAACGAAATCATGGGGGACCATGGCTTCATATCTACATCCCAAGTAGCGCCTATCTTTACGTTACCATACTTCTTATCAGTTGTATTCTTGTAGCCCATTGTTGTCCTCCATATTAATGTCGATGTCGTTCCTACTAAATATCAACTAGGAGGTCGATGTGCTAGGTAATTGTTTTGCAAACTCAGACATCCAGGGTTTTATAATACCAGTAGCTGCACCGGGTACTTGCTTTGCAGTGATGAAATAAAGCGCTATAAGTACATTCATCTGTTTTGGTGTAATGTATTTATTCTTTTCTATGAACGTCCCAATCGATCTAATCATTTCATAGTTACTTTGCTTACCAGTATACCCTGTCATCAAAAAATGAACCATAGCGACAGTCTCTTGAACCTGAGGTGGTGTAAACGATGGGCGAGGTATTTTGTTTTTGACCTGCCAATCCTGAACACCATTTACGCCAAACTTCATAATATGATCTTTTTGCTTGTCCGACATATGTCTGCCTTGAACAAAGGCTTGACTATATAGAGACATAACAAAATTGTTATCAAGATCCCATTTCCCATCAGTACAAAGTCTTTTTGCGATCTGTGATTTGTCACCAATCATTTCACCAAGCTTCTGATATGGAACACCTAAAGTTTTTTCACAGATCTTCGCTGTAACTACTTCCCAGAACTTTGTATAGGCCTTAAGATTCGTATCGACTTTAACATTCTCAATTATTTGTTTATTGTCTGTTGCTGTCATGGCCAATTCTTGAGCCTTTTTCTTGGCAGCCTCAGCCATTGGACTTAACTTCTTCTTCTTGTACGTGGTCCTTGACTTGAATACAGATTTTGCAATAGGTTTGCCATATTTGAATTCATGCGAATATGAAATAATGAAGAAAGCACATTCTTGACAAACTGATAACTCTGCATCTTCTTCAGACTCGCCAACCGGTACCAAAGTATATTGATCATATACCGGAACATCACCCATGGCCGCAAGACCTTGGCGAGTCTGAACAACTTCACAATATTCACACGAAAAAGACACATCATTGATACGAAGTGTCTTCCATACAAATTGCTCAATGTATGAATCTAAAGCTTTCCTGAGTTGCGTATCCATGTCTTCCCTTTACTAGAAGTTTACATGCTTTATAATAACTTGCCCACATAAAGTAAATGCCCCTGGACGCATTAGCAATCCAGGGGCAAATCAACGTTTAGAGGTTCAAGCCCTCCATACGTCTAAAGCGAATAACCACGTCAGACCACCTCCTCTCTATTCACGCTGTACTACTTTTGTGCACAGCGGCTAAGATCTCATCTTTAACAAGATCGGGTTTTTCGAAAACTTCCTTCTCCCAAAAGCGAAGAAGGACCAAACCATTTCTTCGGGCTATCCAGTTTTTCATCATATCATTCTTCTTAGCCTTCAGAATATGATAGCGCTTCTTTGTTGTATCAGCGTCTGGATTGCCATGCCAGAAGTCCCCATCGGTTTCTATAAGGATGGGATAATCCTCTAGCTTAAAATCAAATACCTTCCAACCGTCGATAAAGAAAATAGGATGTTCTGATTCAAATTCAATGAACATACCTTTGAGCATCTTCATCATTTCCAATTCAAGACCAGTACGTTTTCTACCCTTCCTGTTTGGCTTGTTCCTCCAAGCCGATAGGCCCTGTTTCTTCTCCGTTATCCTCTTCTTCTTTTTCGCATATAACTTTTCTTTCGAGTCCATCTACTTTCTCTTTTAAGAATACGATCTCCTGTTCAAAGTTCGATAGGTGATCTGTAAGTTTTCCGACCCGAGATTCCAAAAGAACACAACGACGATGAACAGCGACCATGATAGCTATAGGATCAACATCCAGATCCTCCGTACCGAGATTGTATTTATTATCTCCCGCTCCGACCAAATTTGTCATTTCTTAACCTTTTTTCTTTTCTTGAATAGGAATGATAAGTCGAATTCTGAATCCCTTATATTTTCATTCCTATGGAGCATGACAGCCTCTAATTTGAAGGCTCGTGATTGACCACCAAGATTCTTTGTAGTAGCAAAGCCAAATTCACGATTGATCTCTACTAACCTGAACCATTCTTTCTGGTATGGATAATCTGCCACCTCAACCATTCTACCAAGATCGTCTTCAGTGGGTACCAATTCCTCTGGAGGGTCTACATACTTCAAATACTCGATACCATAGAAATTATCCAGAGGCGCTGTCTTTACCCGAATCCTTTTTTGCTTCTTCTTCGTGAGGATGTTCTCCACCTTCTTTTTTCTTGATTTTCTTTTTACCTTTGGCTTCTTTTCCTTTACCATCAGTTTCATCTCTTTCTGCATTGGTGAATTCGTCGGAACAATATTCGATGGCATTTCTTAATTGTGCATTTTCATTCTCACCATCTTCAGCAGGTGGTACATTGATATGATGCGTGGCATGAAAACTACCATCAGCTTGCTTACCAATCTTGTAATTCTCGGGCATGAGCTCTGTTCCTGTACCTTCTTCTATTTCATGTCTACCACCCAAAACATTATCAAGGCTTTCCATGATAGCTGACAATGCATCATCTTCACTCATATGCTTACTTCCTATAGGAGTAGAAATATGGTCAACAGAATCATCTGCTATATCTGTAATCGTTAGCTGTTCACCTGTTAGCTCTTTATACTGCTCGAGCAAATCCTGGACAATAGCCAAGATTCCCGCACCGAATGAGGACATATCAGCCACTGAAAGATTGAGATTCTTATCACAACTGAGCACGCGCTCAACATCTACCAGGCCAGAAACCTCTGACACTGTTGAGAAGCCATTCAGTTCATCATGTAGTCTGATTGTCTGATGCTTGATTGTATTGCAGAAGTTGTAGAACCTTACATAGGTTCTGGCAACTTTTTTTAGATTTTCAGGTGTTGTCGTCATCATCATTCTCTTCACCATATTCTACAACTACAAGGTTGAATTTAGGAACAGAGTTTGATAGATCTGATTCTATGTCATATTGATCTAGTAGTTTTGCCATGTTGCCTTCACACTCTTCATACATATAATACATCATCCTACCAAGTGTGCTTGTTAGGCCTTGTTCTTCTAGATGTTGGATAACCAGGTTGGCTACCATCCATCTCCTGAAAGCTTTATTTTGTACCAAGTCCTCATTGGCGAGTAGTGTTGGTACTTCTTTCCGGAGTGCTGCTATTTCGCTTGTAATTTGTGAAGCGATAGCAATGAGTCTATTTTTGAGTACATCCTCATCAACTTCGAGGAGTGCTGGCACGTCGTCCATTTAACACCTTCCCATTAACCATTTCAGTAGTTGAGGCTAACTAATGACACGTTCAAATTCTGCTGGGTGAGCCGGGAGACTGTGACAGCATTGATGTATGCCACTAGTTAGCCTGTAGTATAAATATCTGATACGTCCTAATCTAATACTTCATCTTCATCAACCACGACATATGACTTCGTGTCTGTATTCCATTCGACAGGTGTGAGTTCGTAGTTATCATGCTCTATTGGATTATAGTCAACGAGCTTCTTGTCTATCATCTCACCTACGTATGAGAGTGGAATTGGTATATAGAAATCGGCGGTATTGGGATTGAAAATCATGTTACCCATAAAGGCCTTATTCGTAGCATTCATCTGATCATATAAAAACATCAATGTAGTTTCCATCAAGGCAAACTTTTTACCAAAATTCTTATAGATCACCCTGGATGAGAGCTTCCTATTTGAATAGCCAAGAGCCAAAGCCTTGCTCGTAAAGGCTACAGTAGCGAGTGATTCCTCACTGATGTTGACATGGAAGAATACCCCATTCCTAACATTGACGATGACCCATACTTTGTAGTCATTATCAATGATCGAGTTCATAACGATCTGGGCACTAAGTTGGCCCGGAGTCTTTAAGATCTCTGCTCTATCCTTAGGTGTTTTATTTGACTGTAGCAATTTCTGCTCCGCTACGAGGAATAACAATACCAGTCTGCTCCTCGATCATCTCTGGATTGGAGCATGACTCGTTGAATGTTGCGAACTCTGTTCCTGATTCCCATCTACCACACGAGGCAAACAGACAGCCAAACATGTTCGATAGATAGTCAGCCGAAGAGTAATCGCACTTCTTAATCCTATCACATCCAGGCAATAGACCTTCAGCCTTTTCAAAGCCCATCTTAATTAACTTATCTCTAAGCAACCAGTGTAAGCCAACGATGAACTCTTCTTCACAGAACTTTAACCTTCTACTCATCTGACCAAAGAGTGATCCCCATGTCTGCTCCACCTCATACGAACAACTACGTGACATGAGATTATATGAGTCCTTGTAATGAGCAAGAGAACGTAGGTTCTCTAGATCACGAAGGTTATCAAACACCTTGGTTCTGAACGCAGGGTCGGCTTCAACCATATCATACACATGAGTGTATAGAACATAGTCACCAAAGTCAGCAACCTTATAATCAGTGAACTTTACTCCAACCCTAGCTCTTGAATGCTGATCGAATTGGCAGATGGGTGTGTTGAAGACACGATACCTAACCATGTCTTCATCGCAGTTACCCATTAGAACCTCAAGTTCTTCAACACCTTTTCTGAGCTGCACTGTTCCTTCAACTATCATATGGCCTCCATGAGTTCTTTATCGCTAATATATAATTCGTTGACTCCCCATTCTGCGACAGCCCGCTTTACAATTTCAGGGTTCGACCAAAAAATCTTACCAGCGTAATAACCGATCAATGGGAACTTACGCTCGATGGCATCCACAATTTTCGTATACAAGAGTCTCATATACTCACCTTCTATATCATCGGCAAACTTCATAGCTGAGATCGAAAGGAGGTTCTGCCCGAAGTGATAAGAGTGCTGATAACACTGTGGTAGGAACGCTCTAGCTGACTGCCACGAGCCAGATCCTTTCTCCAATACGTCTCCGTATAGATCCTTGAGGCCTTCGAGTGCAGTGATATCATGAGGCATCTGATCCGTAGGAAATATGTAATCACAATCTATCTTGTTGTTGTCTCTACATCCAATAGACATGAAAGATGTGAACGGAGTATGGGTGTGCCTATCAAAAAGCCATCGCGGCACTCCTCGTACGCGGAAGACAAATTGTACCATCTCTCGTGCCTGTGGTAGTGTATTGTCGGTGAGAACAGCTTTGATAACTTCAAGCTTACCCTCGAGAGGAGTTCTACTCCATTTTTCTTCATAGTCGTTATCTCCCCACGTTGCCGTGGAAGTGACGAACATTGTCTTATATGGATTTGCCGAATAGTCCTCTAGCGTAACTTCAATGTTCTCTGGAGTGAGTGGCAAATACTCCGTGCGTCTTGCTGGTTGCTCCGATGGGAGTGTTCCCGATACAATGCGTATTGCTTCGATTCGTTCATATGTCAACTTATCAGACACCTAAAACCTCCTTGCAATAGCGCTCGAATGTTTCTATCATTAATTCCCTTGTTTCATATGGACCATATCTATCACAGCCCGTTTCATCCCAAAAATACCACCCATCATCGTCTTTATCAAAATTCTGTTCGTCTGGATGTCTCTCTATCATGTCACATATCTATCTTCACCACTTTGCCTTTGCTTTCCTTCGCAAAACCAAAGCTGGATTTATTGGATGGAATAATTACGACGTCACCAATGTTCATCTTGGTTACATCATAAGTATTAAAGAACGTGACGAAAACGGATTGTTCGTCATCTTCGAGGACCACTTTGTAATACTCTCTACGTGTCTTCTTTGACTTCTTGATTTGGATTTCCGATACCAATCCATACAGCATATATGTTCCATCAGCCAAATCGTTTGGTGCTTGCTTAGGACTCATCATATCAGATACCACTGATGGATCAATAGCGTTTACCCTATCCACGAATAACTTGAATGGATGCTCCGAGATATAGAACTGGAGGAGTTCCTTTTCGGCTGCAAATGATTCGGTCTGAGTTGACACAACCTCACCTTCGAAAGCTTTTGTTGCTTCAGCCATTCGAGATTTATATGTGTCGCGTTTCCTCATCGATTTGCATTCAAGGATCTGTTCCAATAAAAGCTTATCCTTTTCGGTCACGGCTGAGAAGAATCCCAATCTACACAGAGCCTGATAGCTTCGCTTACCAATCTTCTTTTCATGAATCATCTCAACCAATTCAAGTGGCCTTTCGACGTTTAGTTCAACAACGTTGTCGATATCATTTGATGAGATACCCTTCACGATATGCAAACCGTAAATGATTCTGTCGTTATCGTAGTCTACTTCAAACCTGTTTGAGACTTCACCCATTTTGAATTCACCAAATTCGACACCTTGACTAATTGCCTGTTTGATGAACCAGCTCAAATCCTCGTTGGTTGAATGATTAAGTAGTGCAGCATAGTACTCCAATGGATAGTGGATCTTCAAATACATCGATACGTAAGCGTTCATAGCGTAAGCTAGTGAATGCGACTTATTGAATGAGTACTCGGAATACTTACCCATAATATCCAACAACCAATCGAGATCACTATCTTCAATGCCAGCTTCTTTAGCACCCTTCTTGAATTTAGCCAGCATTTCAAGGAACCTATCATTCTTGTCTTGGTTCCCCTTGTGCAGTAGCTTTAGCGTTTTTCTACCATCGTCAGCTTCGGCAAGACTGAAGCCACCAATCTGCTGCAGGATAAACATGATCTGTTCCTGAAAGCATGGAACCCCATATGTCTCCTCAAGGATTTCCCATAGCTTAGGATGGATACCAGCCAAGTGTGCCTTGGCCTTATCTACATCAGCCTTGTTACCCAAATAGTCGTCGATACCACCAGCGTAGATAACAGCTGGTCTGAACAAAGCGTTGATAGCTGCAAGATCATCAATGCTTTTTGGTTGTACCTGTCTGATCAAGTTGATCATACTGTCCGAACCAAATTGGAAGATATCCCTACAGTTGCCTCTATAGAATTCATCATACACTTGCTCATCATCGAATTCGCCAGTAAGAATAGTCATTTCAAGATCCTTGATGCCATGCTTCGCTTCAATGAACTTCAATGCCTCATTGGTAATTGATGAGCAATTCAACCCAAGAATATCTAGTTTACAGTAACCAAGCTCACCTACTTCACGCTCATCCCCACCTTCCTGAACACCAGTTACCAATTCACCGGCTGAGTGAATCACTGGAATTTCAGCAGTATTGAGAGTGGTGTTACAGACCAAGATACCCGAAGCGTGTCTACCAACCTGTCTTACCATACCAAGCATTTTGTCACCAAGTTCGACAAGCATCTCTCGGTGCTCACTGATGAATTTCATTAGTTTCGCATTATTCTGTTTTTCGGCAACAGTATATGCTCGATCCAATTCATCGGCAATTGGTAGGTCAGATTTCAATGTATCGAAAAGTCCAGTAAGTTCATTTGACAACTTGAAGTCAAGACTGAATACTCGACACAGATCCTTTACGATTGTTTTCGCTCCAAACTTACCAAAGTTGGCGATGTGACAGACCTTCTCTAGACCATACCTCTCCTTGAGGTATCCTTCGACACCTTTTTGAGTATCAGAGTCAATGTCCATGTCGATATCCGCCGGATCAATCCTCGCCGGATTCATGAATCTCTCGAAAATCAAGTTGTGCTTGATTGGATCAATCTTGGTGATGTCCAATACGAATAGAACCAATGACCCACCTGCACTACCTCTTCCCGCACCAGTGGCTCCTCCTGTAGCGTAAACGTGGCCAGTAAGGATGTCGTCCAAAATGAGGAAATAGTCGACCATGTCTTTTGAGATGATGATCTCGGCTTCATACTTGATCCGTGCCATATATTCATCGACCTGATCTTCAGGAATAAGACCTTGCTCAAGTTTGAGCTTGAACTTTTCACGTAAGTTCGTAAGGAAGATGTCCTTGCTTTCCTTGGCACTATCTGTAAACTTCGGGAAGTTGTCCGGATACTTCGGAATTTCGATATCCACCTTATCACGAATTTCGAATGTGTTATCGATAGCCACGCCAAGAAAGTCTTCATCCATACCATACTTCCTCGCCTGCTCGTAGATATAGTCAATGTCCTTGATGAACAGATCCCTGACCGTATAGAACCAATCCTCAGGAGGGTATGATTCTACCGTCTGGCGTTGCTTGATTACATATAATAGATACTGAATGAACCAATCGTCCTTATTCGCGTAATGATAGTCAAGAGCGAACACCGGCTTAAGGCCAGTACGCTTCCATAGTCGGTGATAAAATTCGCCGACCTGTGCCTGCATATCCAACTCGTTCAATTGAACTTCAAGGTAGAAGTTGTCACCAAACTTATCCGCGAACTTCTTGATCAGAGCCTCAGCTCCTGGCTCATCGCCTTGGAGTACCAATTGATTGAATCGCGATTGGATACAACCTGTGGTGATGATGTTGTTATCATCCAGCTGTTCCCATATCATCTCGGTCGATACAAGCGGCTTCCTATAGAAATTCTCGAAGCCCATGTTCGACAACCTGATCAAATTCTTGACACCCTCATAGTTTCGACAGTAAGCCAAGAAGTGATTATTGTTTGATTCAGAATCAAACTCATCGCTATCATCACCAGCCTCCTTGGCTGCACGCTTAGCATCCCTGAGTTCTTTTTTGGCTTCCTTGAATCTATCAACGTCTGCATGAAACAAATCGTTGATATATAATTCACAACCAAGGATAGGTTTGACTCCTTGCTCCTTACACTCCTTCCAAAACTTTAAGAACGAAGCCATGTTGCCATGCTCAGTAAGAGCTACGGCATCGGCTCCGATCTCTTTTGTTCGAGCTACGATGTCAGGTATTCTAGTAACCCCATCACCAAAGCTATATGTACTATGGCCATGAAGTGGAATGTATGATTCGCGCATTAAATGTCCTTGTGTAGAGAACCAATGTGAACAGTCACATACCCTTTTCTAGGATCGGCGGTGCGCTGTTCCGGTAGTGTATATAATACATCCGCTGCCCTTGCGTATACTCTCAACAAGGTCAAGATATCATATGCAAGGTTGTTAACATGCTGACTTCTGTAATAGGCGTGAACGTAAACCATGTTATGCCTATACATAATCTGGATTAATGAGATACAAGCTGCCAACTCATCATTCCCTTGATATTTTGGCTGAATGACAAACTGCCTTGTATTCAGATCATCATGAAGTAGACGTATGCCATTGTAGGTTACGGCTCTAACAATTTGCTTGCGTTCAATCCAATCACCATCTTCAAGAGGCGGGATATCACTATCCTCGGCTATGATATTAGCAGCTACATCAAATTTGATATCGAATGAATAGGTTGCGTTAATGATCTCATTAAATTGCTTATTGGCTATCTCGATTTTTTCACCGTGAAGATCTACCCTACGAGTCAACAGTATGACCTCTGTTAACAAACTCTGCTTATCATAGAATCTCATTGTGATGGCCTCACATCTATAAACGCTCCGCTGACACTCGATCCGGCCAAATCAGTTGTTGTCATGTTATATGTCCTTGATGCTTCTGCTTCTTTCTGAATGGATACCCAAGTTTTCATAATGCCTATATGATTATCGTAAACATCTTTGCTAGAAAATGGTGCTGGGCCAAAAACGTTCTCATAACGAACTGGCTTAGGACAGTGATCCCTGAGATAATCAGCATCTTCATCAAGAGTGATATAGTCAAAAGGATCTTTACCTGTGACCAGCTTTATGATTTCAAGGTATCTCTGAAACGTTGCAGCTCTACCTCTAGCGAGAATGAAATCCTGCCAATGAAACATAATAACTTTTGTTGTCGATTTCAATTCCGAGTGCTCAAGAACATCGATCATCTTCATAAACATCTCTGTAAAGTACTCGATTCTGAAATAGTCCTTGTAGCCATTTCTGTTAAGAGTCACACAATGTGGCTCGTCGGTATGAATGGCAGTCAAGATTTTCCTTATTTGTGATGAATTATCTTGTGGCTCATCACCATATACAAAAACTGGTTTGATAACCAATAGCTTACCTTTTGGTATCGACTGCTTCACAGCCATTTCGCCTTGATACTTAGTGAGCCCATAGAGTGTTTTAGGATCGATGCGTGAGTTCTCATGGAAATCACCGGGAGTGATATATGTCATATATTCATTAGGGTCAAATACTGCAGTGGTAGAGAAGTAAATAAAGTAAACATCTCTATTCTTGTTCCACTGTCTGCGCCATAGATCAATCATATGCTGAGTACCGGTTACATTTACTTTGGTAGCTATGTATGGATCTTCATCACATTTGTCTGTGTTGACATATGCGGCTGTATGAATGATAACCAGTGGCCTGTCGAGATCAACATCGTCGAGTCTTTTATCCCAATGATCGATGTTATCAGAACAGCATATATCTACTTCACGGTTCTTCACTATCCTCATCGGGTTAAAGCGAGATTGGTAAAATTGATTTGTGAAATATTCAGCGTCACCAGTTGTAAGGCGCAAGACAAAACGCTGTTTCGCCTCCAGTGCTTCAACTATGGCCGAACCTATCATACCACTTTCACCAGTAACCAAGTAAACTGGTAGCTTTGGTTTCTCTTCCTTTTTCCTGCCCCACATTATATTTGGCTCGCTCTTATTATGGATATAATAGTTTCAGCTGCTTCAAGTGCAGAGTGTTTATCTGAATTGTCGACTATCGGTATATCGAACTCTTTATGGACTTTCAGTTCGTTTATGATATTTCCAAATATTCTCTGATGTTCTTCTACTTCTTCTGGTAAAATATCGGTTTCATTTGACGACACTATTCTTTTCTTAAGATCATCCGCTTCAGCAGAGATATATATAAAATGATGTGTCATTCTTAACCAAGCTGGATGCTCTGGAAAAGCAAGGTTGCATAGTTCATTAAAGAATACTCGCTCATCTATTTTTCTTCCATAAATCCTGGCGTATGCGATCTGTGAAATAAATGATCTCACAACCACTAGAGCTTTGCCACCTGACTTTTCTACAAGATGTCTCCGTATTGAATCTTTACCAGTTCTATCTACACCCTCGAGATGTATTACGCATTCTTTCATTTGTTTAACCCCATTACTTCAAGTTCGACAAAACTACCAATAGCAACTAACTCCTTTGGAGTGAATGCACCAAACATCAACAACTTATTCCATTCACCTTCTTCTGCTTCATCAAAAATAAAAGATGCCAAATTAGATGACCCTGATGGAAGTGCTTCATTCCAAAGCTCTGCATCCTTCCTAATACACATCAACGTTTCTTGAGCACTCTCCTCAAGAAGAGGGCCGTCCGCGGTGGTCTCAACTATATAGATATATCCCCAACCATACCTTTCCTTTTTGATGATCAAATCAAACTTGAGATGCTCCCAAGCTTTAATCTCGTGAAGTGCAGCTGGGTGTTCATAGAAGCAAAGTGTGAATAACCTTTTCATATAGTAACCTCAACAAAGTTTTTAATTACGTGTACATCTGGCAGAACACCGGAGACCTCTTCGCCAGAAGGGTTGAATAGATACGAGCGAATACCATTGTATGCAAATTCATTGGCATTCAAGACCTCATCATCTATAGCAAACTCAACATTGGCAGAGCCAAGATGTTCCACTGCGTACTGACCTTTGTTCTCATTCCATATAATACAATCGTATGGTATATTATTCTCGGACAGGAATTTAAGTGTGTCAGCGTAGATTCGATAAATCTTGTCATATGGCCTTGCCGTCAGCAAGACAATTGTATACTCATTACTCTTTAACCAATTCATGAATGTCCGAATACCAGGAACTATTGGTACCTGCGACTTCCTGCCTGATAGTCTATATTCTCTCTTCAACTCATGGAATAGAGTTGGGTTGTGTCGCAAAAAATCCGATGGTTGCTTATCAATCCATTCTTCATCGCCCACCTGAAGAGCAAAGTAAGTCATAAGAGGTTTAGGGTATTGAGCGATGACACCATCAATATCTATAAGAGCTATAGGATGGGTAGACTTCTTGAGTTTTTCGATCGTCTGCTGCTGTCTAAACTTAGCATCTACCACAGTACTCTTTTCATCAAACTTACGAATGAAATCCTTTGTATCAAAACCATTCAATATAGCTATAGCAATGGTATATTTGACAATATCTACAATGTCTTCAAGAAGGTTATCCTGAATGGTTTGTTGATCTGTCGTAGCATGCATCTTCCAATCAAAATTATCAAGCAGACCATTAACCTTTCTGGACATAGCAAGGATATATTCCTTATTCCAGTCTAGCTTGTCACCTTCCAAGCCTTTAATGAGTACATCTAAATCTAGACCTTGAGCTTTGAAGAACTCTTTACCAAAACGTTTCTGTATTCCAAATAACCAATCTATTGGTACATCTTCTATCATAACCAAGCTCTCATTATATCGTGTGCCTCCTTCAGTACGTCGTTGAACTTTACTCCATGCTTCCACTGAGCATAACGCCCAAGGTTCCTTATATGGTTCACTCGCTTCATGTCAATCGAATTGACGATCTGAATGGGAATGTTCTCAAAACTTTTCAATACCGCACAACCCATAAATGGATCGTCAATCTTATCGAAGGCTACTCTTCTTTCAAAGACGTTATAGTCATCGAAAAATGACACGCGATCAAATGAGTTACATGTACTATACACATAAGAATATCCGGCCTTGCGCATTTGATCTAGCAAATAATTTTCACCGCGCTCAGTAACATAAAACGACTTTGGTTCTACTTTCATATCACAACCAAACAAAAGCTCATCAATCATCTGCTGAAAAACTTTGAGATTAAGAGTATTCACCAGCTTCCAATAGCTGTACCTCTTCCCATCTTCATCTGTAATTATACGGAGCTGCATATCTACATGACTAACGTTTTTGTCTATGATCTGGCCGCGGTCTCTACAGACATTAAGCATTCTTGAGAATAAGCCTAAATAACTATGTTCACCAAGATCATCAAATGTGATATGACCAATTTCCGTTTCGCCGGCAGACAAAAAGGTGGATTCATACTCCTTTTTACCTCTAGTCTTTAGAGAGTAGTATCGCTTGAATTTTTCATCGGCTGTAGCAGATACATCAACACCATCATAGTAGCCTACCTTAGCCATGCTGATGATCTGTATTGGGAAACCAAGCCCAGCGCCATGCTTCCTAAAAAAGTCTACGGTTTGATCGTCTAACGTTATAAGTCTAGGGCCAAGTGAATATTTTGAATTCAACTGGCCCATTGGATTTCTATCGAAGAATTTGAATGTAGGATTAAGATATGCAAATGTAATCCCAGCTACACCTCCACCCAAAATGTAATTCTTTGTCATTTAGTATCCCGAATCTATGCGTTCATGATTTTTCTTATTTTTCGCTCTATATAATTCCATGAGCTTTACTGGTGTGATGCCTGACAAGATCATTAGCTCCAGCATCAAATGTACCGAGTCAATGATTTCCTCTTCAAACCCTTCTCTATCATAATCATAAACCTGTGTTTGTCTGTTCGGTCTATTCTTGAGATGCACTACTGTTTCGAATAGCTCTTGTATCACATGAAAGACACATTCCCTATAGACCTTCACATCTTCTTTTTGAGACAGATCAAGAGGATACTTCGGAAGCATTCCAAGACCTCTGTAACGATCCATAAGTGCATTCTGTCTAAGGAACAATTCATCTAATCTGTCAGCCCTGACGGCCGAGTTAGATCCGTCTTTCAAATCAACCATTATATTTCCTCAGTTTAACGTTCTTGATTTGCATCAACTTCACTGCCATATCATGGTCAGCCTTAAAGTCTAGTGACCGATAATCCGTTGCATATACAACCTCACTTACTCCAACCTGTACCAAGTGCTTCGCGCAACCAAAGCAAGGCAAGAATGGAACATACATCGTGGATCCATCCAGCCTATGTCTCTCGGCAAACAGAAGTGCATTCATATCGGCGTGAATGATGTTATCATACTTCTCAGGTCTAGTAAGAGGAAATTCCGTGACCGAAGCACCAGCTGGCAATGAGTTGTAACCTGTACTGACGATACGGTGGTCTTGATCTACAATTATACAACCAACTTTTGTGTCCGGATCTTCTGACCTCTTCGACACAGCTTCCACTATACCAAAGAAGTACTCATCCCATGATGGTCTATTTGGGTTGTGCTTTTCCATCGCTTCCCTTAACTTACTTTGTTCTGATATTGGGAGATGACTATAGGCATGAGTAAATGCCCGAAATGGTCTCGTTCTTGATCTAGCTCTACCACCATCCTCTTCAGGCCAGTGGTTTACTTCACTTTCTGTATTATCCAATCTAGCCATTCTAGCTTTGTACCGTTCGTCGGACTCATTGGGATACGGAACACGTTGATCTCTCATTCAAAACATTCCCCTGTCTCTGCGTTGTATGCCATCTGTCCTGTCTTATGACTCCAGATGTTTCCTTCTACAACGTAGTATTTAGCCAACTGGCCCATCGTCATATATCTCCAAATTTCGCTAAGCGATGGACCATACTCCTCAATCAACTTTGGTAAAGTACCAGCAAAGTACGTACCAGCTTTGGGTGCAATTCTCTTGGCAGGCTGGACTGGAATTTCAACTGCATATGCTGACCGTTTCTGTGCTGCACGAAATCTGTCATGCCGCTTATCTGCCTCAGACTTATTGCGATTGATTTCATACCTATCAATCATCTCCTGTGTTACACCTTCAGGAGTAGAAGGCTTTTCCTTTACGGCTCCATCTACAGTATCCAAAACCTGATTTATCCTTGTTGCCATCGAATGAATTCCTCCAGTCCGTTATCTAATGATGGTGTGAACAATCTATACAATATAATCAATGGTGCCAGAAACATTATTAGCACCACTACTGCTATCTTCAGTTTTTTGCTTCTTTTTCTTTTCGTTGAAAACATTTCGTGTCTCCTTTACCGGCACTATCTTTAAGCCAATACGAGGGTCATTTAATCTAAGGCCTGTCTTTACCCTCCACATAATTCATATCCACATCTAGCATTGATGCAATGACCACAGCCATTCTCTAATACATATGACATATCACCGCATTTCGGACACGCCTGAAGGTTATCTAATTCTGCAGCGGGAATGGCAGAGTTAGGAACAGAGTCCTCGGGTTGTTGTTCGTCTGTGAATTTCTCCAATGCGATCGCTACCGCTCTTGGTACCGAATTGATTTGATGTCTTCTGCCAGCATCCTTATCATGCCAGAAAACTACTGCACCGGATGATTCAATTTTTCGTAGATCGTCAATAATAAAATCGACGCTATCTGCGTTCTTCATAAGAGCGCTAAGAAGAACAGTGATTGTCTGTAGCTCTGGGTTATCCTTACCATAGGATGATATGAATATCTCGAATGGCTTCTTAGGATCATGAGGGCTTGGGTTGATTGTAATGTATAGCTTTTCATCACCAGAACCAGATGGGATTTTATAGGTCACACCTCTGAGCTCTATTGGGCGTTTTGGCTTTCCTTTTGGTTTCTCCTCAACAGAAGGGCTATCGTCATTTTTGATCAAAACACCCTCCCTAGACCCGTCTCTATACACGGTTATTGACTTTAAACCGCTCTGCCATGCCAACCTATATATTTCACCCACGGTTTCAATTGGAGTGTCTTTAGAGAGATTTATCGTACTAGAGATTGAGTTGTCTACGTACCTTTGTATAGCTGCCTGTAAACCTATCCTATACTCTGGGTCTATGTCGTGGGCTGTTACTATATAGTCAGGTAGATTTTCATCGTCCATAAATCGTTCACTAATGATTCGTGGGTAGGTTTTGTATTCCTTGAATTTTTGACCATCCTGTTCACGGACTCTACGTGTATAGTGAGTTGCAAACAGAGGCTCTATTCCGGATGATACCTGAGCTATGATAGACCCTGATCCTACAGGAGCACAGGTAAGCAAGAATGAATTGCGGATACCTGTTTGATGAACCTTATCTGTCAGCTCCTGTCCTTGTGCATCCATCCACCGTGCTATGAATTCACTCTTCCACCCTTCGACTGTCCACCAAGGGAATGGACCTTTCTCTTCAGCCAATTCGACTGACGCTTCATAGGCCGCATCCCTATATGTAGACATAATAGACTCGATCATATTGATAGCCTCATCAGAATCATATTTGATTCTCATCTTAATGAAAGCGTCGCCGAGGCCAGTGATACCCAAACCAATTCGTCTTTCGTTAAGGGCCGTCTCCTCTTGTTGAGGTAAGGCATGTCTACCTTTATTCCAATCGATACAGTTATCAAGAAATCTAACAGCTACTCTAATATCATCTGCAAAGCGAGCGAAATTAAATATACCTGCAGCATCTTCGGTATCATTAACATATTTAGCCAAATTCATATGGCCCAATAAACAATTAGCATAAGGACCAAGAAACTGCTCACCACATGGATTGGTGGTTAGTGCTGGATTGATATAATGAAGAGCGTCGTTCTTCCTATGGTTATCTATAAAGAAGATACCAGGCTCTGCGTGTTCGTGTGCATTGGATACAATAGCGTCCCAGATCTTCTTTGCACTCACCTTTTTCTTTACAGTCGGGTTAGGTGAATCTACAGGGAAACGCTGTTCGTACTTCTTATCGTTTTCAAGGGCATCGAGAAATTCATCGGTAACATGGACCGAAATATTGGCATGCTCCACCATTTTGTAAAGATCATTGTAACCATGGTCCTCGCCTTCTACATACTTGATTTGACCTAAGATCTTCTTGATTGTGATGAATTCCAAAATATCCGGATGGTGGATATTCATGGTGATCATCAACGCTCCACGTCTTAGCTTCTGATGAACTGTATGAGTTGATCGAGACATGAGATCCATAAAGGAACAAGCACCAGGAGATTCACCACCGCTGTTCTTGACCGCAGATCCTCTGGGACGCAAAACGGAGATGTCAGTGCCAACGCCTCCTGTAGCTCTATAGGTGAGTGCTGACTCTTTGAGCCAATCATAGATTCCTTCAATCGAATCTTCCTTATGAGGAACTACATAACAGTTTGTACAGCTAACCTTTTCATCCCTACCAAGTGCATACATGATCCTACCACCTGGAATGAACTTGAAATCTTGCAGAAGACTATAGAAGTCGCGTGACCAAAGATCGCCGTCCTTTTCTATATTTGCAGCAGCATCAGCCAATCGATGCCACATGTCTTCAGGCGAGTTTTCATCATCCAATAGATATTTGTCAGCAAGAACATTTGCAGCTAATTCGTCCCCTCCATACCAGTCGAGTAGTCTTCGAATTCTATCTTCACTATTCACTCAATACTCTCCCTTAGTAGCGAACCATTTTCCTCGCCAATCAAATGTGACTGAGCCAATGTATGCCCGTTTAGCTTCTTTTCCGCACTTGGGGCAGTTACATGTTCTGCCGTGTTTTTCATACTGTGATATAGACATCGTCTTTTCGAAAGCGTGCTCACAACTCTGGCACTCGAACGGATAGACATTCACTTCTTCCTCGTTACTATATGGATCACATCTCTAGCACCTGTAGCATCATTGAATTTGAGCACTTCGAAATCTACTCTACGATGGCTGCTATACATTTCATGTCGTTCAGCAGCCTTAATGCATTCTTTAATAGCTTCGTCCTGAGTGATCTGACCTTTTTTCTTGTCACTGCCATAAGGGGCAGAGAACAACATTTCTACCTGGGTATCACCAGTGAATGTGTTCTCTACCGTTTTCATTAGTGTAAATCGCTCCGCCATTATGTCTTCTTACCTTTCAGGTTCCGCCAGATCTGCTTACCTGCATCAGGGTTATCGGAATCGAACGCACCTTGCAATGCTTCACCGAGTTCCTTTTCAGGTGCATCATTAACCATGATGTATGATTTTGAAGGATCAATCGTGACCGGCAATGCCATTCCATCATAACCAACTCTGTTCTTGGCAATATAGAGTGTGCCGGTTCCCTTTTCTCTATCAGCCATATTTCTGGAGAATGTAGCTACAAAGTCAGAGATTTGTGCCTTGCTAATAGCTTCACCCATCTTATCCAGTGTAATGATCTGATCAGAGAAGCCATCTCTATTAGCCTGAGTAGCAGTCCAAATAGGAAGCTTCAGTTTCATACCCAAAGCTCTCAGATCTTCGTAGATGGCTTCCAACTCAAAACGCTTCTGTTCATACTGCTTCCTTGATCTCATCAAATCTGCATAGTCAATGATGACCACACCAGGCTTGAAACCCATAGCTCTGAGTCTACCAAGGTGAACTTCGATTGTGTTGGATGACGCTGTCTTGGTTGGGAACTCCTTAATGACAAGTCTGCCACCATTGAATTCCTTGAGTCTTCCTTCGACCATATTAGCGTTGTCTGGAATATCCTTCATTCCAACACCAGTGATTCTGGCATCATATCTATTACCAATATTGATTTCTGATAGCTCGAGTGAATAATGTACTACATCCATAGCAGCTGACATAGCACCATAACCCACATTCACCAACAGATGACTCTTTCCTATACCAGCAGGAGCCATAAACACACCAAGCTCACCTGCGCCAAGGCCTCCATCCATAACACTGGAGTTATCAAGGGCTGGCCAGCCGGTTGGAGCACATTTGCGTATTCGCTTTTTGGCTCTGTCTCTAATTGATTCTTCTTGAAAATACTCGTGACCGGTATCTATTTTTGTCGCGGCCTTGAGTGCATCTTCCATTCTCTTAGGAATGGCATCATGTTTGCCGGCATTCAATAGTTCTACACAGTCTAGAATTGCTGCTTCCATCGATTTGTTACTACAGAATTCGAAAGCCTTTTCTTTCGCCTGAACGATTTCAGATACGTTAACTTTCTTTGCGATGTCAAACAGAAGTGCAGTGACCTCTGTCTTTTTTTCGTCTTTAAGGGCCGACAACTCAACCTTAAGCAAGTTGAGAGTCGGTATATCAGAGTGCTTCTGGTATAATGATACAACTGTCTTCCATACGGTTTCGTGAGGTTCGCTAGGAAAATATTCAGGCTTAAGTATTTCGAAAACGCTTTCGAAAAATTCCTGATCTGTTATAGCGCCTTGCAAAACCCTTGTTTGAAACAGTTTACCAAAAAAGCCAAAGGACTCCTCAGCTGAATACTGCATTAATTTCTCCTTAGCCTATTTCAACTTTTTCTGGACGTATTCTTTGGAAGGTTTCGGTCCACGAATCGATCCTTCGTGGTGAGATGTTCTCCTTGACCAATGTAAGACGGAACTTCATGGGATTAAACCGAGGGACGTAAGTGGTAAGCGAGGCCTGAATATCATCAACGGACTTGAGGCTAATGTCCGGGTCCAGAAGCTGGACGAGGTCTTGATTCCTAAGCATAAGTGCGGTGTTCTCTTCGATAAGATACTTCTTATACTTCGTACCACCGGGCTGCTCAGAGCGTTCTTTTGCCACTTCCACAATATCGCTAGTGGAATAAATATGGCCATCGGCTTTGAGAGAATCCAAGAATGGGAAATCTCTTAGCAAAGTTTTTTCACCGACCCCTTTGATACCTGAAATATTGTCGGAAGCGTCGCCTCCAACAACTTTCGTAAGCATATAATTACCCGGATGGCACTTCAGTAGATCCTCCTGTTCACCATTTCCAGCGTGGTATGTACCGATACCAAATTGTCCTGGTTCGTACTCAGTCATACGAATTATCTCACCTTCCTTGTTCACTTTTTTTCTTATAGGACGGAAGATGGTTGTATGCTCATCGAGTAATTGCCAATAGTCTCGGTCACAAGTAACCATGATTTTCGTACAACCGGTGAAGTTCCTCGTAGCTACATAAGCTATTACATCATCAGCTTCCAGGAAGTCGATCGATGATTGGAACACCGGAAGATGCTGCAAAGCGGCTCTTAATACACTGGCCTGTCTAGAGAAAGCCTCCTTCTCATCCTCCTCGGACTTATCGAAATGGCCTCTATTGAAACCTCTGAATGTCCTCCCAGCCTTATACTCAGGGTTCAACTTCTTTCGCTTCTTGGTTGACCCTTTCCCCTCCCAAGCGCAATAGACTACATCAGGCTTGAATCGTTCACAAACGGAACGTAAGGATTGAAGGCTACCAAAGATACCTCCTACGTGTTCACCATTATCATTTGTGAAGTTGAGTGAACTGAAGTTTCTTACGAACATGTTCATTACATCAATGAACAGAATAACTGGTTTGTCTTTGCTCATTTGATCCCCTGCATAAAGATATGCCAGACCAATGGTCTGTCTGATTCGTGAATTGTTCCTACGTATATAAGTGGAGCATCAGGCATTGGATGGCCAGTTCCTATAACAAAGAATTCATAAGGCATCATCAATATCTCATCCGGATCTACAATAGCCCACATATAAGGCACACCAGATTGCTCAGCCACTGCAATAGGCTGTGCACCAATTGGCAGGTTGAGAGTGAATTCATCGGTGATTGGAAATTGGTACTTGAAGATTTTCTTCATATCGGATGTACCTCAGCTTCCTTACCCTTACTCTTGGCATACTTGATAGTCGCTATCGCTCCGCCACCATCTCTACCAAAGAATGGAAACCCAAGAAGTTTGACGGAGTGATTGACCATGTATTCATTTCTGTTATGATATGCTCGCCAGCCATTGGATTGTACAATTGGCATACGGAGCTGGATGATCTTGTCTGCGCAACGAATCGTAGTATTCCTACATTGAGCATTTGGTGCATGCTCCATAGTGTCTGGATACACCACTACCAATTCAGGAATGACTCGTGAATTTTTATCATCGACTTTTGCGATGGTCTTCATCGTCCTGCAGATCTTGAGAGCTTCTGTATCAACCCCTACAGCTCCACCGAAATAGATCCGATAGTATCCAAGGAAGTTCTGCTCTAAGACTGAAATAAGGAACTCCTCCCTGTCAGGCGAGAAGTCCCTTGTACCTGTAATTGCTAAATTATATGCCACCGGGAAAACCTTTCGTCTGTTGCCGTAAAGCATCCATAAATTCGTCGGACGATAACTATGGCTGATTTTCAACCTGATTATTTGATTTGTTTTCAGGAGCAAGCGGCCTGGTTCTCTCTATGCGTATCTCTTCTGTATCATAGTCGTACCCAACCATGATCATGTATTCACCATTGGCTGTTTTCCAATATGCGTATTCACCTGCTATTTTATGTGTATATCCTTCCAGCACTGCTTGCTCCTGAAATTTCTGCCATGCTATCTTTAGTGCTTTTCTCTTTTGTGATTTATTCATAGTCCGGCATGGGGAGTTAATTTTCGTGTCTACTTATTGATTAGAAGAATGTTCTTGAAAGAACATTGTTGATTTGGTTGAGCTGAGCCCTGTAATATGCGACTCTATCCTTTGCGCTTCGGTCGGTGTCTCCATACCTTGGCTGTGCGGCACCTCTCATCTTCGATTCGAGGGCATACTTCTCAGCCTGCAATGTGCCGAGCGCTGTTGCTACTTCATTCTTCATCCATGGTGTTGCCATATTCTATACTCCTCGTAAAATGTTAGCAACCCCATGCCGGACTATGATTATAATCAACTACATGACGAAGTTATACCTCTTCGTCTCCTTCGAGCTCTTCGACGGTGAAGTCCTCGTTTCGCTTTGAAGGATCTTGCTCTACATACATCTCTTCCTTAAGTCGCTTCTTCAGCCATTCCTTGAGCTTGGGTTCTTTCTCAAGATACTCAGAAAGCTTCTTCGATCTGAACTCATGTGTTTGCCCCTCAAATTCTATGCTACTCTTGAGGTTGTTCATCTTCTTGGCAATTTTGAATTCGATCAAGGGCTCCAACCAAGTATCCTCATCTACTACACCCTTATCAAAGTATACGCTGAACTTGCATTCTCTATGTGGAGGACCCATCCTGTTCTTATTCACCTTCGCTTTGACCACGGCTCCAATAACATCCTTGTCGGCCTTGATCTTACCACCCGAAAGTAAACGTACTCTTACTGATGAGAAGAATGGTATTGCTTTTCCACCTGGAGTTGTCATAGGGTCACCGAACATAGCTGAACTGCCTATCTTCATTCTCACCTGATTGAGGAATACCATCGCGAACCTTTGTTTGTTCACGAATCCGATGATCTTCCTTAATCCCTGACCAATAAGTCTGGCCTGAAGGCCTATAGTAGCGTCTCCATAATCCCCTTCGATTTCAGCCTTTGTTGAAGTGGCTGCTACCGAATCCCATACGACTGTTACCAGTTGCTTCTTGTTATCCTCCCTTACTCTCCTAACCACCGATTCGATTACATCGAATACCTCTTCCGTGGTTTGTACTGGACAGTAGATCAAATTCTTGCCCATTTTCAAACCAAGCATGTTGAGGAACTTCAGGTTAACAGAGTTTTCTGAATCAATCAGGACACAGATGCCACCTTTTTCTTGGCAGTCCTTCATGACCATGTATGCGACAAGTGATTTGCCTGTTGCTTCCTCACCCCAGATCTCTGTGAGTCTACCAACAGGAATACCACCAGTTGCATTGGGGTCATTCGCAATGCAAGCATCAAGGAGCGTTGAACCTGTGCTCAACCACTCCGTGACCTCTTGCACTTCGGTATCACCTCTACCGAGAATGTAGGCTACGTTCCCTGTAGCCTTTTTCAAATCATCGACTATAAGATCAAGAGCTAGATCACCTTTGGACTCATCGTCATCAGTGTAGTCTTCATCGATAACTTTCTTTTTTCCCATTTACTCTTCCTCGTCTTCAGTCTCACTATCTCCAAGTCCGATTTCGGCGAACTGATCATCAACGCTCTTGGTGTCAGGTGTCTCTTCACTAGTATCAGTGTCGAAAGTCTTTACTGTACCAACGTCGGAATCGTTATTGGTGTCTGACTGTGAATTTGGATTGAGAAACTTCTCGAGTGCCGTCTCCATGTCGGAGGTTTTCTTCGGCTTAAAGATCTCGTTGATGTCGGGACATGAATCCACGACCTCATCGATCTTAGCCTTGTCCTTTACTAGCGGCGAAGGCTTAAGGGCAGTGCTGAGTGACTTGACCATGAAGCGGTTATTCATACCCTTCCAATTGTCGATCGTAACCTTCAGATCGAGACCGGAGTGAGCATCGGTAACATCGACATCTTCCTCTGCTGCAGCTACGATCTGGTTGAGAATATCTTCATAGGTCTTAGGTGCGACACCCCAAAAACGAATGCCCTGATCTTCTTCTCCGCGTAGGAGAATAGGAACATAGATTCTCTGCTTAGGCATGAGTGACTTGAAGATTTCCTTGAGGGCGTCATTTTCTTTGTTCGACTCCTCATAGGCTCTCCACGCTTCACTAGCACCTTCACAGATGGGACAACTGGCGTCATCCATCTTCTTTGGGCACAGAAAGTTCTGACCGCCGATTCCATAATGGAACCAGAGTTCTCTAAGCGGCATATCTGTATCGTGTTTGTATGGGGTAATACGGACGTTGTGGTTTCCTTTGGGGAGTTTCACGAGCTGTGATTGACCTCCACCGCCACCTTGTTCAGCCATATTGTTAAGCGCACTGCGAATCTTACTTAAATCCATTGCGGTTCTCCTTAGTTAATCCATTGCGGTTACTACTTCACGTTACTACAATAGCTGATAATACATAGCAGGTCCTACTTATACTTCCGGTACTATATAAATATCATTCAACACCAGGAACCATCTCCCTCTTGTCATGCCAATAAGTCTTCCGTGGCGTCTCTATAGAGTAAGAGTTTTGATCGAGAACCTCTAATAACCTCTTTGCCAAAATAACAGCTTTTATTAGTACATCATATTTATCACATTGATATTTTGGATAGTTAATGAGCTGGATACAAAAACCAGATTCACTCCCTCCAGTATAAATGTAGTACGATTCATATATCCTTACACATAACCCAACTTTATCACAATATGCTCTGCATTCATTGGCTGCCAGGTCGACATCTCCAGCCATATAGATTTTTGCATAGTACGTATTACAAGACCTGTCCATAATGCACCTCCATGTTTCCATACAGACTTCAAAGTTCAGAGCGGCTTAACGCTGAGAAACGGGGGTAGAATCCGGGTTCTCGAGCGGGTTTTTGCATACTAAAAAGGGCCAAGGGGATTAACTCTTTCCCCCTGACCCTGGACTGCTTTATGTGTTTAGAGCTACTTCACATTGATAAATGGAATAGCTCCACCTTCACCGGTCACAGTATTGTTTCATCTATACCTACATCTTGCGATTGCCTTCCTTACATGGTTGATGACAACTGTAGTATGCGCTCTTCTCTTTCGACCATTAGCTTGTAAACGATAGATATGCTTTTTCTGAATTTTCAATGGAACCACCTTTTCACTCTTCGTGGAAGATCGAAATTGTCAAGATGAGATTGGTCAATACCAACCACATTAACAATGAATTCAAGTAGTGCTTTCAATTCCTTTTTCGTTGCATCGCGAGGGATAAGAAGATCACGCTCTTTTCCATCATATAAACTATGGTTATGTAGACCGAGACCATGAAGACCGTCTACAGCATCTGCCAAATCATCTTCAGCTTCATCATCGTATTCGTCATCATATTCATCCTCTTCTTCCATCATCTGCAACATTCTTTCGGTGAGTTCATCTACTTCTTCATCTTCATAAAGAGCACTGTCATCATCATCATCATACTCACCGTTCTCTTCGTCGTAGTCGACTTCTTCATCAACATTTACTGTAGGACGCAATACTCCAGGTGCTACCTCTTCTTCCTCTTCTGGAGGTGAGCAATAGATTTCATCTGATTCGTCTTCATGAGAGAGCAATGCATCAACTTCTTTTTGTGATAGGATGTCACCCACGTTTGTTCTCCTTATAGTAATTGTTCCGATAAATAGCCAGTTGTGTAGAGTGATCAGAGAAAAAGATCAACACAAGTTCTGGATTTTTCCAGTGGATTCTCCACTCAATACTTTAGCCTTGCGCACTTGATACTTGAACCGGCATTATTTATCGACATTGCCGTATGTCTTAAACTTGAGCGCTTAAGGCTTGAGACTTTATAGGTTGCCCTAACGGGCTGCATTATATAGTCTATTATATAGAGTTCCATTCTATCGCTGATGGAGCGCGTTTCCCTATTTCCTCCTGTTTACATCTACGAAACAATCGATATGTTAAAACCCGATTACGTCTGTGGTCGCGTTGACCACTTCAAGAGTTCCATCAATTGACTCGATGCGATCTCTATGAGCAGCCAGATTACGCATCCTATCCTTTTCATCGTAATACCTCACGATCTGAACAGACAGCTCACCAGGACGGTCCTGGCCTCGAAGGCGATGCTGACCTTCCTTATCATTGAGAGCCATAAGAGACTCGGTCTGCATCTTGCCCAACTTGCGGCGAATAACCAACCACTCGCTGACAGTTTTGGTCACACCACCAATTGTTACGATGGTGGCAAGGTTGGTCTTTTCCAACCCAGTCTTAAGATCCAAATACCGATTGAACAAATCGGTGTTGGCCTGCAGGAGCGAAGTGACCTCAGTCATCTGCTCGCGTTCAGAACCCATGATTGGCTTTTCAATGCTTGTACCAGAAGCCAACCTGGTGATTTCCGCGTTATTGTGGTTCGTCTTCTTTTCGATGATTCGAAGTTCCTTGAGCGCCTGAACAACTTTAAGTGCCATTGAGCACCTCCTTATGTGGGTGTGTTTTCCTATTGTCTTGCAAATATAAGACGCACACCCAGAAAATTAAACCAACTTAAAAATCGCCTTTGAGAAAAGCCTGAATTGATCCAGGTGCTCTATCGTCAACATAGAGATTCGCAAAGATCTTAGGACCATTAAGCTGCGTAACGGCCCAACCTATATTTTCATTCACGGCTGATAGAAGTATGCCTGATTTTCTACATGCCGCCAAGGCCGGGATGAGTGCATCTGCATGACGGCAAGTCCATAAGATTAGATCTGCTCCGGCCCTTTGAATTTCTATCGCTCTTTCTATGACCGGAGTTATAGGAGCACCTACAGCTGGAAATGGTTCCGTATCTGAATGCTCGAATAGTGTACCATCGAAATCTAGTGCTATAATGAAGCGGTGCCTGCTACTACTCATCGTCGTAATCATCCATCAATTCTTGCAAATCATCTTCAAGTTCTTGCTCAGCGATAGCTTCGGCATCATAATTCCTGAGCTTCATTCTTGTCTTTTGCCTTTTCACGTGATTCTCTTTCTTAAGGTGCTTCCTTGATCTTTTTGCAGGGTCGATTAAGTTCTGATCTCTCTTACGTCTTGTTCGAGACATGATATCTCTCCTTACCAAACTTCTTCGTTATTGCCAGGGCCCACCACTTCATCTACGAAACCAAGCTTTACAGCTTCTTTCGCGCCGATGTACCACTCTCTGTCAGTACGAATCTTTCTTTTGATAGTCGCTTTCTTGACAGTCCCATTAGAGCGAGACGCAAACCAATCGATCAAATCGTTTTCATAGCCATCCAAAAGCTTCACATATGACTTAATCGTCGATATATCCATTTCATCGCCAGCTCCTGCCTTGGCATCATGGAGCATAAATACCGTACTGGGAAAGCAACGTCTTACATGACCAGCTTCAAACAAAACAAAGGCCGATGAAAAACAATACGCTGTTCCTATGGTGACTACTGGTGTAGGACAGGAGATGATAAAATCGCGGATGAACAACGTCTCATATAAGTTCCCACCACCGGAATTGATAATAACCGTAATAGGAGTCTCTGCATCAGCAGCCATCATCAGGTTCATTCTCATATAGATATTCTCTATGATGTTCTGATTGATGAATCCGTTTACCAAGATTTTTCTATGAAGGAGTGACTCTTCATACACAGACAAGTCCTTAATTCCACTGATATCATCCCCTATTTGATCCACACTGCCCTCTTCTATCTCCTGAAACTTAGGTGCGGTTGCCATGTATTCTCCTATACAAATTCGTGATGCTGCGTATTGCTTTTTGCTATTTCTGCAGCTTCGAGTAACTGTGATTCCCATATGTCTACAGCACCACTGCCATGGACGTTTTCTATCTGTACCAATTCTCTATACTGCTCAAATAACTTCCATACTGCCTTGTTACTTTCGTGTGGTTTACATAGCTCTGTACAATTGCTGAATTTTTCTACTTCATCAATTTGATCCATCACCTTTCTACGAGCCTTAAGATCATTCCATATTTCACTGAATGGCCTATCGTGTAAGGAGCCATACGAATACTCTTTATAGCCTCTATGATTAGGACAGACATAGACATGACCATCTGCTCCTACACAAGGTGATATCTGTGATCCAAGACAACTTTTGTATCTTCTGCCGAATAGCTCAGGGTCGTTCTTAAGGTCAGAGAACTTATATCCAGGGAGCTGGAATTTATCGCCAAGGATTTCCTTTGCTTCAGCTACCAATGGTTCGACGTCTTTCTCCCAGAAATCGATCTCCCTTTGGATACCATCTTCTCTTTCCCTATTCACGATTTCAGGTTTGTACTGACAGTAATCGACTCCTGTATGTACAAAGCTCTTTGCAAAAGAGACTATACCCTTGTATGTATCCGGAGTAATAACAAATCCTACTCCTATGGTCATATTGGATTTATGCATATCTCTTATAGCAACCAGATTCTGCAAGCTATACATCATGTGATCCCAGTCCTGACCAGTGGGTGGTTTCCTTACTCTATTATAGATCAAATAATTGCCAGCATCGACAGAGTATCGTACCCATGTCATATACTTGACTAGAGTTTCATAAGCATCCCTAACTGGAACCAGAGTACCATTGGTAAACATACCCATCTTGATATCTGTGTTCTTTCCCACCCATTCGATAACCTCGGTAAGATGAGGGTTAACGAATGGTTCACCTCCTCCGGTCCAGTTGATCGCCCTTACTCCCATATCAGCCATATCCTCAACAGCTGCGAACAACATCTCTCTCGACATTATAGACCGATTGAACGTAGCTGTTCCTTTGGCTTCTGCTTGATGGATATAATTGCTGATACAGAAAGAACAACCATGGTTGCAAGCATTACTTGGATCGAACTCAACTAACACAGGAGCTGTATTACCCGTCTTGAAAAGTTCAATCACTCTATCAGCATTGACAAGAACCTTTTGCTCTGGGTTAAAGATTTTTGATTCGAAGTACTGTGTCATTCATTCCCTCATATACTTGATTGCGTAGATCTCTGGACCAAAGATGCTATCCTTGATTGAAATGGTTCGGCTTGTTTTTATCGCGCCTGTTTCCAAATCCAAGATAGTGAGCCGGATGTAATTACCCCTTTCCGATTCACCAACATAAACTTCACCACGTTCATATGATATATCGAGGCCTCTTGTATAAGCCCCCAGTTGTTTTGTCCACTTTGGAAAGCCAGATCTATTAGATATAACTTCACAACTAGCTGAACTGCAAACAATGTAGCCGCCTGGTACAAACTTGAAACTATGTGGCTGATTCAATCCTTGAGCCAAATAAACGCGCTGACCAAAACCGCCCTCTGTATATCCAAGTGTGTGGCCCTTATCGGGATATGTACCATGAACGCACATAGACATCATTGGTGTTTCACCATCTGATCTAGCGAAATCTATATCATTTACATGAAGCTTCTCTGCCATCTCTTTTGAGCCATCATAATCGGGGTGTTCAAAATTAAAGAGACTCTTCACACCAGTTTCTAATTCATAGATAATGACCTTAGCCGTAGATGTATCAGCTATGAATACATGATCTGTGTATCCATATTCGCTAGGCTTATACGCTATACCATGAAGATCCATTCCTAAAGGTTGCGACCGATGAAGTCTATTAAGATCAAAATCAAGAGTATATAGATTTCGTATGTCAACAGCGTATATAGCCTTTGGTCCAATGTCAACACCTGCAAAACCTGCCTCTGTAACACCTGTAAATCCTTGATCCATATAGTTAAGCTCTTCATCAAAATATCCTAAGCTCACTTGTGGGGATACGGATCCTACAAATGAAACAAGTAGCTTCACTTACCAATTCGATCCAATTGCTCACTCTTCTTTTTCGAGCCAGCAGATGAGCCAAAGAAGAAACCAATGATGTCCTTCCAAGCTGCCCCAAGGATACCAACCAAAACAAGCATGATATCTCTAGTTGTTCCAGCCTCTGGTCCATAACCAGCTATCAACGAAGCTATAACACCGAAAAACCCAAGAGTCGTCAACCACGTAAGACCAATCGCATTCCAATCTTGGCCTGCGGCTGTATACATAGCTCTCGCATCCTGCCTATCGGCCATTTCCAATTTAGACTGCTCGAGGGCGAGCTCTTCGAACTTTGTCTTTTGATTGACCTCTAGTGCCTTCAAATCATATAGCTTTTCGGGGTTTTGTTCGAGAATTGCAATGGCCTCATCTTCATCATCTGGATCAGTACCCAGAACTGATGAAACCAATGCTGCTACTGAGCCTCCTGCTGGCCCACCAAGTACTGTACCAAGAAGTGGTGCAGCACTCTTAACGATATTGCTTAACCTACTCCAACCTGCCATGATTATCCTTTCTTAATACGTGCTGCAGCGGCCTTTACTGCTGCAACATGTTCCTTCCTACCCTTTGATGCAAACTCTTCAGGTGTCATCCATTTGGTGGCACCTACTTCATAGTCTGTCCTATTGAATTTCGTATCTTTATCTATGAGAGCGAGGAAAACATGCAATACTGATTCCTCCTCCACACCTGTGACTTTGATCTTTGGCCCTTTAATCAATTTCTTGATTGACTTGAACCTAAGACCCAATTCTTCACCAGCTTCTCTTACTCCAGCTGTTGCAGGATTTTCACCGGCATCAATATGGCCCTTGGCTATTTGAAACCTCGGGCCACCATAAGCCGGATTGCTCGGCTTCATGAATTTCATATAAACCTGACCATCCTCTATAAAGAATGGTATACACCCGGCTTTATTTTTCATGATTTCTTTCCCTTACCGATCCTTACCTTTTGGGGCTTAATATACTTCTGCAACAACTTAAACAATTGCTCCTTCTTTCTGTCTGGGATATCACCCGCCATGGCGTTCATGAATCTTCCCATATCACCAGTACGAAGGAATTCTCTTACCTTGGTTCCTGAGATACCAGAAGTACCTCCGCCTGAAGTCCTCTTTATCTCTTTTACGTTCCAAGCAACATGAGGATCATATTCCCAATACTTCTTGAATTGCATTTTGTAGCCAGGAATTCTATCAGAGCCTGCATAGACATTCACAGTCCCTACATCCCTGAGATTAATATGTTCATCTATCAGAGCTGGAACAAATCCACCATCAGCAGCTATTACATGGATCTTACCTGCCAACTGAATGATCTTCTTCCTTACGGAGAATGGGAATGGATTCTTGGCGTCGACTCTTCTACCAGCCACAAATACATAGACCTCATCATTTTGCGCAATGGCTTCCCTGAATACTTTGAAGTGGCCTGCTGTAGGAGGATGGAATCGACCAAGGATGATACCAATCGATTTACCACCAGGCCTTTTCTCCTCACGAAGGAAAAGCTCGAATGGATTATCGATGGTATGCCATTCATTCAGCTTTCGCAGATTCCTCTGACCCAAGAATACTCTTAATAGCTGAACTGCTGAACCTTCATTGGTTCTCTCCTTAATACCTCTAACTTCTTTGTCATACTTCTCCAGCTCTTCCCCAACAGCGAGGAATGTTTCCCTCGTCTTTCGCACATGAACCGGATCGTATTTGACATCCCTCTTGAACTTACCTCTTTTGACCTTAAGTGATCCACCCTGATTCTCTTCAAACTCATCACTCAAAGCAGCCAAAGCCTTAAGGGCTCTTTTAATCGCTACTGAGAATTGCTGTTTCGTTGAACTGAAGCTACTGAACTTGTAGTTCTGATCTTTTAGGAATTGAAGGAGCTTCTTATTGGTTGGAACTCCAGGATACTTCTTCTTAATTGAATTCGTAGTACCAGGTGTCTTGAGGATCTTAATCTTGAACGCCTTCTCAGCTATATCATTCTTGAATCGTGTCATAACTCCAGGAACAAAGCTACCAGCAGGACCAGTACCAGCCATTGAAGCTTCTCTGTAATGCCATAGGAACTTATTGATGACTGGGAATACTGACACCACCTTAGATAAGTCTCCAGTCTGAAGATCCTTAATCACAATACCTTCAGGCCATGAGCCACCAACATTATTACCCTTTTCATCAAATTCAGGTTGCGGTGCTATGCTTGAAGATGGTAGTTTTGCTAGCAACTGATCAATAAGCTTCTCTTTGATAGTCAGCTGGAATTTCTTGATCCTTGCCTTCAGCTTCTCACGCTCGGCTACGATCTTATTCTTGTTTGGACCAGCTGCCCTCATGGATAATACGGCGAAGTTGGTCGAGTCCTTGAATACCTTATTCTTTTGCTCTAAGAACGCTTCTAGCCGGTCTAAATCACCTGCTACAGACACCTTGTACCGCTTGGTGTTTACCACTTCCTTACCACCAAAGGAGTATATAACATTCTGCGTTGAGCGAGCTATCTTACCTTTTTTGGCATCATAGAAATACAGATCAATCTTCGCTTTGGCATCACCAAGCTTCTTCGCTACATGATTGAAGTTGGCATCATGGATAACGATGAAGTTCTTGCCATACTCTATTGCATTTGGGATTGATTCGAATAAGACTTCACAATCTACATAGTCACCAGGGGACAGTAATTTCTCTAGTTCAGCCTTCTTTGAAACCAAGGCTGCCACTGCAGATCTAATTGGGTTATACATCGCCTTCTTCGGCCAATCGTTGGGTCCACGCTTCTGCTCTGACTGACCCTTGACAGCTCTAGCGAAATAGAGCTTGCCATTTTCATCCAAACCAAAGCCAAGGTTTGCTGAACCATCAAATTTGATTGATACTTCGATTGATGCGTCTTGATTGGATAGTCTTCTTATGGTATCAAGGAACCTACCAATTTCAAGATCATCGATGTGCGAGATACCTTCTGTTAACACCTATGTTCTCCGTTTTGCATATGGAGCCAGCTCTAATATTCTAGTCATGCATTTCATTTCAACGCAATACTCTAAACCATGCAAAGAGAAAAAGCAATATTCGCCATCAATGTAATATTGCTCTATCTCTTCAATATGTTTTAAGTATATGTGGCTATACGTATGAAAGTCGTATATCTTCGCCACGAACATTATAAATATCAGCCCACACTTGTAAATATGTTGGCGCAATCAGGTATGAATTTGTTAGCTTCCCTCAACATATATATGACCCTAGCTGGAGATGAATGATATTGAAGGGCATGGCTATGGGCTGACTTAGCCATATCTGCGGTCTGATCCGGATTATCCAAAGCATATCTTACAACAAATTCCAGCTGATCCATATCCTTGAATTCCCAATAGTCCTGTCCTTCAAGAAATGGGTAAGGCATGAAAATCATAACCGGTTGTGTGATAAGCAGAGATCCCTGACCGATAATTTCCCAAAATCGTGCTGCATTACAACCATGAGCACCATATGCATCGACAGACATCTTTGATTTTGCAAGCATACTGTAATATTCGGCATGCTCTCTATTTCCGGTGTCAACTCCTGAAGCATTCTCCCTTTGACCTCCATAGAGCTGACCAACGATTGACTCTGGCAGATCCATAGCCAGAAGCTTTTGCTCTATCTCGAACCTCCATGGCTTGGTATCATCATGAGGCCCAAACATACACGACAAATTGATACCTCTGAAATCATGAGCCAAAGGATAACTCCCCAATGGAGGAACATATCGGTCCTCCATAGCGAACGGACAAGAGATCACGTTTTCTGGATGATCTTCACTAAGAAGCATTTCACGCTTGAAGTAAATTGGGTAGTCACCTGGCTTCTCCCTATATGGACTAGTGTCTTCACCATCCAAATAGGCTGTCTTGCTTCTATACTTCTTATCGACGATGTCTGCTCTTACATCATTATTCGAAGTAATGAAGATGATAGCTGCCTCTTCACACCATTTCTCATAATCATCAGGCATCACCTGGAAATTCCATTCAGGAGTGACAGCGTAGTTGCTGGTCTCTACACAACCAAGTTCAATATCTGTCTTGAGGTTGCCCACAACCTCTTTCTGTGTAGCTAACCTTGCAAGACCTTCGATAAGGTTGGCTGAATTGAAGTCATAGTGAGGTGTTTGTACTACGAATACCTTCATGATTTTCTTTCTTCTT